GAGGCACATAGGCCTCAGGCTTGCTGCCCTCGCCGTAGAGCGCCAGCTGGGGGCGGTTGGCAATGCCGCCTTGGCTGTAACGCTTGAGCGGTGCCGGGCCGCTTGCCGTCATCACGCCGCCATTTGCAAAGGCGCCGCCAAGTTTCAAGCCAGGGAAGATGGCGCCTACAGCCTTAAAGATCGAGAACTTGATCAACATTGCGCCAAGATCCTTCAACACCGAGGCGGCAAACTCCTTGAAAGACGCCTTGCCGGTCGAGGCAAATTCCACGATGGCGTTCGTCAGACCATCGATCCCGTTGCTGGCAATGTTTGCAAGGTTGGCGCCAAGGTTGGTGGCCGAGTCATAAGCCTGCTTGAAGGTGTCGCGGAACTGCGTGCCAAAGCTCTTGCTGTTGTCTTCTTGCTTTTTGGTTGCAGCATCCAGCGCAGCAGCGCGTTCGCGCAGGAGTGCAATTTGCTGAGCCAACAACGGGTTGGCTTGAGCAAGGATGTCAAGCTGCAGCTGGCTGATCTGCGCATTGAGTTTTTCCAGCTCGGTTAGTTGCACCTTGCCGCGCACCACCTCCGCGATCTTGTCGTCGTATTCCTGCAAGGCTGGCAGCAGGTCGATTAGACCTTGCGTGTACTGCTTGTCTGCAAGCGATGCATTAGCGACCGACAATTCATTTATCAGCTTAACGAGAGGTTTTATGTCAATGTCACCACCAGCTTTGTCCATTTCTACAACTAGATCTTTCACCTTTTTGGTTAAGTCGCTTATTTGCCGGTTACTTTCTATAACTGCGGCTTCACGCTGCTGAAATAAGTCAGTCACAGGATCGGCGCCCACACCCGCATAAGCAGCGTTCACATCCTCAACGCTGCGCCGCAGCTGCTGCTGCAGATCAAGCGCTTGCTGCCCTAGCTCATTTCGCCGCTGCTCGAGCCGCTCCTGCTCGCTGGCAGCACGCTTGGCTTCAGCTGCACGCTTGGCCGCTTCAGATGCTGCGCGCCTATCTGCGTCAGTCGTGTCTAGGTCCATGGCGGTGCCGCCGCGGCGCAGGCCAGTACCTGGTGACGGCGCATCAGTCCAGATCTTTTGGATCTGCTGGAAATCCCGCCTTGCCTGTTCAATGCCCTGTGACAGCCCTTGATACAGTGCCCGGCCGGCGCCGGCAAAGTCGCCTTGCCTTGCCTTGTTAAGCGCGTCAAACGTCGCGCCCCATGCCTTTAGGAACTGATCGACCAGCTTGACCGTCGCATAGAGCGCCGTTGCAACCACGCGCAGGCCACCCTTGATCACCTCAAATAAAACCGTCCAATCCTGTTCGGTGTCAAACAGGTCGCCAAACACCTCAAGGATCGACTGCAGGGCAGGCAGCAGCGCATCGGTCAGTTCCATGCCGAAGCCCTGCGCCTTGATGCCAAGCTCTGTGATCGTGTCGTTGAACAGATCAGAGCGCGCCGCAAAATCTTCGCTCACCTTGAAGGTGAACTCATCCATCGCTGCAGCCCCTTCATTGAGCAGCGGAATCAGATCGGCGCCTGACTTGCCGAACAGTGCCACAGCGGCCGCGGCCTTCTGCGCGCCGTCCGGCATGTCGGCAAAGCGATCGGCAATCTGCTTAAGCGCCTGATCAGCCGGCACCACTTGGCCGTTCGCATCCTTGACGTTGACGCCTAGCGCTTGGAACTTGCGCGCTAGATCGTCGTTGCCCTCGGCAGCCTTCACCAGGTTGATGTTGAGCTTGGTCAAACCCTTGCCAAGGGTCGCCATGTCCACGTCAGCCAGCTTGGCCGCGTTGCCGATACCGATCAGCGCATTTGCGGCAACACCTGTTTTTGCCTGCAGGTTGAACAGTTCGTCGCCAGCATCGATCGATTTTTTCACGATTGCCGACAACCCACCGACGATCGCACTGCCGGCGATAGCTGCACCAAAACCGGCCACAGCACCCTTCAGGCTGTTAAACCCCATTGCAGCGTTCTTGGCTTGGCCCTGTAGGCCCTGCATGGAGTTGCCAAGCCGGCGAATGTTGTTTTCGCCTTGAACGTCCGCCTTGATCCGCAGCAGTGCGTCGAGGTTCATGTCAGCCGCTCCGCTCCTGCAAGAACATCAGTGCCGCTGCTTCCATGACCTGCAAATCCTCCAGCAGCGCGCGCGGGTCTTCCACTTCATACAGTCTAAGGAGCCACGCCACAGCCCCGTAATCGAGGCCCAGCAAACCGTTCATCGTGGTGCGCCACTGCGTCTGACATCGCAGGAACATTTCAACCGCCGGCCAGTTCTCCTCCCATACCTCAAAATGTTCGACTGTTTGCTCGGGCAATGCCAAGCCAAAGGCCGCCGCATCGGACTGCGTATCGTCAACCACGCCGCCGCCGGCCCAATACTCAGCGGCCTCTGTCAGTTTTTTCTCTTGGCTCCCTTCAGGCTGTCCATGTAAGCCTTGAGCACGGCAACTGCAAGGAAGGGCACCTCGAGCAGCTGATCCAGTGCCTTTTGGCTGAAGGGGATTTCTTTGCCGGCATCGTCGTTGATGCCGGACCAACCGACCAGCACGCCGCTCGCAATTTCGGTAATCCGGTCAAGATCACCAAGATCCTCAAGGCGTTGCAGTTCAGCCACCATCGGGCCAACTTTGCTTTGCGGTAGGCGTTTGAACTCACCGTCGAATGTTTGCCGTTCGTGGCGGCCGCCGTCAACAGGAACGTCAAAGGCGACCGGCCAGGTGTAGGTGTCGGACTGCTTGAGAACAAACGCCATGCAGGGCTCCTTAGGTGAAAGCGAGGCTCAGCTCATCATTGCCTGCGCTGGACGGAATCGCCAGGTAAGGCAGGTTCAGCATTTGAATCCCGTCCTGATCAGAGTAGGTCGGGCTGCCGATGTCGGACTGAGCGGTCGTGAACGTCACGATGTTGCCGCCGGTTGCGCCGTGCTGGAAGGTGATGCTGCCAGTCGTTGAACCGTTGGCGATCGTGAAAAAGTCCTTGGTGGCGATGGTGGGCGCCTCGATCACAGCTGTGCCGCTGGGGGCGCGGTTGGTAATCAGAACCTCTTTGTTGCAGCCCACCAGCTCGCGGTAGATCACTTCATTGGCGACCTCAAAGCTCAGGCTCTGCAGACAGCCGCTGTAGCTGAAGATCGAGAAGTTCGACGTGTTGCCGTTCTTGAAGATCAGCGGTGCCGCCTGGTTGGCGTAGGTGGGCGTAGGCAGTGCCGTATCGGTGGGGGCGTTGTAGATACCCGTCATGGTGAAGCTGATCACCGGGATCTGGCCCACCTCAGCGTTGACGCTGAAGCTACCGCGGCAGCCAGTCAGCTTGTGGCGGATGCCATCGTTGTGGAAGTAGATCGTGCAGCTGCTGAAGCTGGCGCTCACCGGCGCATAGGTGACGCTGGTGGTGGCCACCACAGTCTCAGAAAGGCCGCAAGCCTTCAGCACAGGGCCATAAGCAGGAGCGGTCCCAGCAGTGCCGGAGCCGGCCAGCTCAACCTCAAACGTCAGCTCGACGCGGGTGTTGGCGAGCAGCTGATCGCTGTTGCCCAGATAGGGACGGATCAGGTCGCGGCTGACAACATCAGCCTGCAATGGGGTCACTTCAAGGTTGCGCACCAAGATCGCATCAGACGATCCGGTTGGCGTCGGATCGGTCCCGTAGGTGCTTTCAATCTTCGCCAGGATCAGGCGTTTGCGACTCAGGAGCGGCATTGCTCTCTACCTCGTCAGGTTGGGAGGGTTGGGCCGGCTCTGTCCGCTCGATGAGCTTTCGCTTGCCGGTTTTTGGGTTTAGGAGGTAAGTGCCTCCGTGCCCGTGGTAGTCATCCACCATCGTAGCCATCACGCTGTTGCGAGGTTAGCGTTAGCGGTTCGATAGCGGATTAGGTAATCGCAGCTGATCACGCCAGCTGGCTGGTCCGCCTCGACCAGTTCAAAGTTCACACTCTGCGGCCTGATGTCCATTGCAACGCCGCCCAACGTCAGATCTGCCATCAGCTTGCTGTGCAGGCTTTCGACAATCGGATCGGCCAGCTGATCTGGAATTGCGCCGCGCACGATCACGCTCACCCGCACCGTCAGGCTCCAGTCCAGCGTCGGCAGGCTGGTGTTCTGCTCGGCGGTGTCGTTCACCGGCTCGATCACAATCGCAGGGCTTTCAGCCCGTGCCATTGGTTCCACCCTGCTGCGATAGATCCGCGTGCTGACGCCGGTGGTGTTGGTCAGCGCTGTGCGCACTGCAGCCAGGATCGTTTCGCGCCTGGTTGTCATGCTGATGCCACCTGAGCCACTGTGCAGATAATGCCGGGGATTGCTGGGTGCGTGGCCCCAGATGGCTCAGCGTGAATGTAGGCAGCCAAGCTGGTCGTGGCCCACATCAGCTCGAGATAGTCAGATCCGGCCAGTGGCAGCACATAGTTCACTGTGCCAATCACATTCCCGTCGATGCTGCCATGTCGCGCGATCACGCTGAAGCGGCTATCAGTATCTGGAACGTCACCGCTGGTTCCGCTGTCGTTCTTCCGCAGCCAGACGTTCACGTCGTGAATCGAGCTATTGCTGTTGCTGAATTGGATCGAAAAAGTCAGGCTATAAATGCCCGGATGCGCCACTGTAATCCGGCCAGACGACGCGATAGAAACGCCACGGCTGTTGGAGTCACCAGCGCGCAGCAAGATCGCTTGCGGGGTGTTGATCGCAGCCGCTATCTGAGAGGTCGAATCCCAGAATGATCCCCAGTAGCCAGGGCAGCCGTGATACGGCAGGTCATTCCAGCTCTGCTTTCCGTTGCCGATCTTCAAATTGCCGGTGTCCTTCTCCTGTCCAAGCTCGCCAAGAAGGAGGCGCGGGTTCTGCGCCGCCCAAGCAGCTCTGGTGTTCACCTTGATGGGGCTGCTCATGTCCTTTGCAATCCAATTTCGACAAAGGCGCCGTCATCAATCAGGCGCGTCTCGCGGCGGGTCGTCATGGTTGCAGGCTAGCGGCGTGAGTGGCGATGGTCGCTGGCAATTCCGTGAGATCAGATGAAGATTAGCACTCGACGGCGGGCTGATTTATTCACGTTGGCAGCTTGTCCTGTCACCAAAAAGCCAGCGGATGCGCTCGTCAGCAGACGTTGAGTCTTGCAAGTGGCCTGATGGCCAGTCAAAGCAAACCCAGTCGGATCACTGGTCAGCTTGCGCCCGTAGCCAAAGCCAGCGGCTTGTCCGGTAACGATCAATGCCCCAGCAGCCGCGTCAAACGGCAACCGTTGGCGGATTAGTTCAGCAGGATTTCCGGTCACTACCAAGCTGCCTGCAGCACTAGGCAGCAGCACCGCGCGGCGCAAGTTGACTGGTTGACCTGTCGCCGCGTAGCCGCCTGCGGCAGCGTTCAACGTGAGAGCCGTAGGGATGCTTTCGCTTAGCGTTGCCGCTTGCCCAGTGACCGCAACAGCGCCAGCAGCGCTTGGCAAATACTTTTGCCCTTGAAGCCCGGCCGATTGACCGACGGCAGTGAACGCACCAACACCACCGCCTAGTAGTCGAGTGGCAGCAAAACCCGCAGTTTGGCCAGTGGCATTGAACGCACCCACAGCGCCAGCCACCTGCCGGGCCATTCGCAAGTCCGCAACCTGCCCCGTCAGCAGACAGCTGCCAGCAGCGCCGGGCAACGTGTAATTGTTTGCTGCCGCGCCCTTGGTAAGTGTGGCGTTTTGCCCGCTCAGCGCATAGCTGCCAGCATCACAACCAAGAGATAAAGAAGCGTCTCGCAGCTCAACCGTGACTGAGCGCCAGCCGCTGCTTGCATTGACCGTGACGGTCTGCGCACTCCAACTGGAAACCGTGCCGTTGGTGTCATGACCTGCCGCTTCCGTGCCACTGCTGACACGGTTGGTCATGCCGCTTGGGGCCTGCTCAACATTGGTAGCCGACCGATGACCTGCTACTCCAACAATCCAGCTAGTGCTGTCGGTCCGGTTTAGCGTTAGCGCCGGATAGCTGATGACGTTTGTTGTGTTATTGGCAGCAGCTGATGCGCCAATGTTTTTTGTGCCGCGATAGACAAGGCAAAAAATCTCAGTAGCAGTTGTCCACGTGCCGCTAGTTGTATTGCTCCCAGTCGCTACGGCATAGCGAAAGTTGATACTATTGAAACTTGATCCGCCAAAATTGATACTGATCCAAGTTGGAACAGTACCGCCAGCGGTTGGTGTTGTGATTGAAGTCGCGCTGCCATCTTTATAGGCAAACAGCAGAATTAAGTCCCCACTTTGGTGGGTAGGTATCGTGACTGTTGCTCCGGTGTTGCCTTGCGCGCCAACGAAGGAGATGGTCATGATCTACCTCCTTCGTTGGTGTTATCAGGCGATGGTCAAGACGCCAGTTGATGCGTCAAAATCCACGGTGAAGGTCTCACCAGCGTTGAGTGTGACCGCGCTGCCGTAGTCCCACCAACCAATCAGTTCGTCGTTGGCTGCAGTGTCGTTGTACAGCACCGCATACTGAAACGGGCCAATGCTGCCGCCGCTTGCCGTCCAAGTTGCAGGATCAGCCAGCACTAGCTTGTATGTGCCGCTGGTCTGTGAACTGCTGCTGATGGTGGCTTGATTTCCGCCAGCTGTGTAACCATTGCCGGCGCTGATCTCTGCAAGATCAGCTTTTACCAAATCGGCCGAAGCACTTGGCGTCGCGTTGCTTAAGTACACCTTCAAGGTGTCGCTGCCAAGGTTGTGGACCTTCTCGGCCAGTGCCTCGACGAACGAGTTGAACTTGTTGAACGCGGCCAGGGCTTGATCTCCTGTAGGTTCAGGCTAGCTCAGTCGTCAGATCTCAACGCTGACGTTCAACTCCGTCACGCTGCCGCTCACGGCAGTGACTTCCAGCCAGACGTATCGTCCGGCGCCGATTGGCTGGTTGATAATTGCCACCGCTTCGCCGGTCGTCGTGTTTGTGATGGCTTCGCTGACAGTGACCGCCGTGCCAGCCGTACTGCGCTGATGGTCGTCGAAACAGCCGTGCGGAACAGCGTGAAATTATCGCCTGCCACGGGGTTGGCGATCGTAATGCTCTTGGGTGCGCCAGCGTCCACCCATTCGGTGCCGTTGTAGGTCAGCTGATCGCCAGCTGCGGCTCCAGTCACATCCACATCGGTCAGATCCGACAGGCCGAACACGCGCGGATCTTGGCCAGGTGCGCTGCTTTCAGGTGCCACACGCTGCAAACCAATCTCCACAAACGCGCCATCGTCCAGCTGCCGCGTTTCGCGCACGCTGTAGTTGACGCCGCCTACGGTGATCGCCGCGCCATAGAGCAGGCCACCGAAATCGGACGCGCGGGCCGTCAGCGTGTAGTCAGTGCTCAGCACCATCTCACCCGCCAGCACCTGCGTGGGCATGTCCAGAATCCCCAATGCCGAAATGGCGCCAGCCGTGCAGCTGACGCCAAAGTCGTCGAGGAACAAATTTAGATCCTCGGTGATCGCCATCAGCCGTACTTTTTCAGGCCGTAGCCAAAGCAGGTAACGGCGCTGGAGGCGGTGCCTGTCTCAGCGGTGCAGCTCAGGCGCACATAGCGCTTCAGCTCATCGCGGTTCAGGGTCTTCACTTCTTTGTAGGCAGCGTTGCCAATAGCCGTGAAAGTTCCGCCAGTAACAGCCGTAAAGGTGCTGTTGTCGTCCGACTCCTCGATGCGGAAGGTCAGATCCGCGCCTGCACCAGCAGCAGTGCCGGACAGGATCACCTGAATGTCGCCGTCGTAGTCGAGCAGGTCAACACCAGTCTGGTTACCGGTGGCGGTGATGGTTGTAGTAGCCAGCAGCGTGAAGTGCTGCAGCTTCTCAAGGGTTTGCTGAAAGATTGCCATCGGTGTTCACCTTTGTGCGGGGTTTGCGTTTGGGAGCCACTGCAGGCTCGGACTTGATCACTGCCGCCACCGTAGCGGCGACTGCTTTGCCAATCCCGATCAGCAGGCGCGCGTCAGCAGCTGATGCCACCAACGTCTCACCAGCTCTTACAAGCTGGCCACCCACCATCGTGGTCCTCAAAATTTCAATCTCCATGGCTAAAAGGGCGGCCGTTAAGCCGCCCTAGCTCCATCAGAGGGTGTTGTTGCCGCGGCAGAAGCCCTCGGGATGACGGACGGCGAAGTCCACATCCTGCAGAGCAACCACGCGCACAGTGCCGCTGGTGCTGTGGGTGTAGGGATCCACGGTCAGATCCAGACCAGACCACATGCCCATGATCAGCTGGCTCCACACGGCAAAGAAGATGTCGTTGGTAGCCACCTGGTTGGACACCACGGCGTTGTAGCCATTGACGGTGCCGCCGGGCTCGAACACATAGGCGCCGGTGTCGGTGCCCTTGTCCTTGGTCTTCAGAGCGCCGCGCATGGAGGCGTTCATCAGATAGGACATTGCGCCGATGTCGGCGTTGTCGGCAGCGATCAGGCTCTCCATGTCCACCACCTCGGCGTAGGTCGGGGTGTTGGCAGCAAAGTCCTTGGTGTTGATGCCGGTGGTCAGCTTGATGCCGAGGGGCTGGTTGCTGTTGCCCAGGCCGTAGAGACCAACGCGGTCGATCTCAAGTGCCAGCACGGTGGCGAGATCCTGGCGGATCATCTGCTCAACGTCGATGCTGGACTGCAGCATCAGGCGACGGCTGTAGTCGGTGAAAGCACCCACAGTCTTGGGCGACATGTTCACCTGATCCAC